AGTCAAAGAAGTGATTAATGTCGATACTCACGATAGTAGGAAATCTGTTCTTGGTATAAACCAATAACCATTCAGTTCCTTCCATCTTGTTTTCGATTGCTTGTTTCAAAGCCTCAACAACATTGAGTCTCTCTTGATTTTTACATTCTACTGAGTAAGGAAATAATTTCCTCACTCTTGGACTTAGCCGGATGTCACATCCTGATTGTCCCATTGGCCTTGAGGCTATGTCCTCATCTGGGCCAAATGGTTCATTGAGAAGTTCAGATATCTTCTTGGCAACAAGTTTCTGAAGGTTTCTTCCTTTAGATTTCGCTGCCTGTACTGATATGCGTTTTTTTATACATACCTTCTCTGGGGACTTTTTCGATTTCATCTATCCATCCTATATCTAATGAGGGTAATGCTCCATCAAACTCAACCGTAGGTTTCACTTGTGTATTGAACCACGTTAGAGTCAATAATATCCAGGGATTTAAGTCGTCATTAGGATTAAGATATGCTCCATTTAACATTTTATAAAGTTCCTTTCCCAACCAGACATATCCTTGAGAAAGGAAGTGAAAGCCATCTGATTGAATAATTGTTTGAATTTAGACAACTTCAATTGATTTTTCTTCAATGTAATTCCTAAATCTGGCATGGAACCTTTATCTCCATGAAAAGGAAGATAGGTCAGTTTCCTATTTCTTTCTACAATATCTACACCTTGGTGAATACGATCAATCAATGTGTGTGGAACTTTATCTTGCCGAATATACTTGGCTGCTGTAGCTTCTCCAACTCCATTAATTCCTTTAATCCAATCTGAAGTGCATCCTGCTATAGCTTTTATTTCTCGAAAATAAGTTGGATGTAATTGGAATTTATCTTCAAAATCCTGCTTGGTAAAATATGATTTTGTTATGATATTATAAATCCTCACATTATCATTCAGGATTTGATATAAATCCTGATCGGTACTCACGATTGTAAATTCTTCCTGAAAATTATTAAGAACAATATATGCAATAAGATCGTCAGCTTCATATCCTGTTTTGATGAAGTTATTATTGAATCCTAATGCAGGAAGTATCGTTCTTCTCAATTCGCTTATTTGATCGAATAGATTCTGTTTGTGAGTTTCTTCTTCAGGAGTTACATTGTCTTTTTTTCTATTGGCTTTATAATCAGGATAGATGTTCTTTCGTAAGGATTTGCGTGAATCCCAGCAAAAGAGAAAATCATTGGTTTGAAACTTATTCGATAAATGAAGTAATTGTTTCATAAATCCAAATATGACTCCTGTACTTCTTTCATCATGGGACAAATGACTCATTGCATGGTTGACGATATGGCAGACATTGTTGCCGTCTATGATGATCTTCATTAGTTACCTCTTAATTATTCTATAAGGAATTTTTTTGTAAAATAGTATATCCTTTATGTTCAGCTTCAATTTGACATCTGGTTTTTTCAGAAAATCCTCTACATACAGGAATTACATTATAATCATCCAATTCAGGATGTTTTTTATACAAAAAAATAGGTTTATAATCATCCACAGAAAAATCTTTTCCACAGATTGCACAAAATCCTTGTATGGAATTTCCTTCAATATATTCATTCATATTTTGGTTTCCTATTCAGTTTGATTTTATCTTCTATTTCATTCCATACTTCTCCTACTAATATATGAAGTCTATTTGATTTGTTTTCATCCTCAATTATTTTTACCAGATTCACAATGGTTAATTGTGTGGAGGAAAATTCAGGAGCATAAACTTTTCCACCTGATGATTTCCAATGCTTTTCATTGATCAGGAAGTTAATACAAGATTCGATTGAATCAACACCGTAATCATAGTATATCGGAAAAATGATTTCTCTACGCTTACCAGTGATCTTATTCTTGGTCACTTTCACCATACAGTCCGATCCTACTGTACGATTCAGTTTCTTATGACTTTTTCCTGTAGCCAGCCAGATTTCATGAGTTGCATAGAACTTGAGTGCTTTTCCTCCTGATCTGGTCTTAGGAGTAAACATTGCTCCAAATCCTAAGTTATCTCTGGTTTGTGAAATTACCAGAACAAAGGAGTCTGTCTTTTTGATTTCACCTGTAATGACTCTGAATATTTCAGACGCCATTTTTGGCTTCTCAGTTTTCCAACTTCCTTTGGCTTTTTCTACATCATCCAGATTATCCTCTTCCTCATCCCTTTGAGACTCCTGCTTTCCAAACTCTGCTGCACGTCTCTGTTCATCTCTGGATGTTAAAGCATCAAAGGAGTCCAATACCCAAATGAATGGCTTTCCTGATACAATCTGATTGTAAATTGCTCCATAGAAATCCTCAATCGTATTGGATTTCTTATAGATGATCCGTTTTGCAAGGGATTTACCAAACAATGCTTCAATGTCTATTTCCAGGGCTGATTCAACATCATCAAATATAAGGTCATATTCCTTCATCTTTGGATGAAGGTTAGCTTCAGCCAGCATTGTTAAAGCCAGAATAGTCTTTCCTGAAGAACTATCACCAATCAGATTGACCATTTTTCCAGCATGATATCCTCCCTCTGTTGAATCAGACAATGCCAGATTCATAAGAGTATTGCCGGTGGAAAGAAGAAATTTGGAAGGAGTTTCGTGCAGGTTTTTGACTTCAATTTTTGGAATTTCAGACGTTATTTTTCGTTTCCTTATCTGTGTCATTATTTATTCCTCCATCGTACTGATCGAAAAATTCTTTGCATGTAGTACAAAGCAAATCATCATCTTTTGTTTGTGATGTTACAATGATCCAAATATCCTTACCGCAACAATTACACCATAACATTTCTGGTTCATTAGAATAACTCATATTTACTCCTTTAAAAAATCCTGTCAAGATCACTCCTGACAGGATTTGTTCTACAAGTTTTCAGTTGGAGGAGTAAAGTTTTTAGTCCATCTTGCTGTCTTTGATATTCTGTATCCTTCAACGTTACCTTTTTTTCTTCTTGGTATCCTTGAGAAGTTTCGTTCCTTGAGCTTCCAGTTTCTTCTTCTCTTTCTTTCGTTTCTCTGCTTCATCGGAACAAGCATCCCAAAGTGGACAGCCTCCATCTTCTTCACACTCAGGATGTTCGTCACACTCACCGAATGAGTCTGGATCATGCGGACATACTTCTTCATCTGAGGAATCGTCATCATCATCTGATTGATCTTCTTCCTCAGAAGAATCATCCTGATCCTCATCACTCGTTTCTTCATCATCCGTGGTGTCATCATCCTCTTCCTCAGGTTCAGGTTCAGGTTCCGGCTTCGGTTTTTTCTTATTGGAAGGTTTTACTGATTCCAAAGGTTGTACTGGAAAATCAGTATCATCTTCCTCTGATTCAGTGCGCCGATTCTTCCCGTGAAATGCTTCAGCCATTTCGTCATAGTCGGGTTTCATCTTGATAACTTCATCAAGAGAAAAGGATTGCTCAAGAATTCTTTCAGGAATTACGTCAATGTCCCGATCAACAAAACGATGTCCGAGATAACCGATGGAGTCCCGATCAACACCTTTACCATCTTTATAAGTACCGACTTTCTTGACTGTGAAGGCAATGGATTTTCCTGATTCGATATCAGAGAATGCTACTGCTCCACCGCCCCTGGGAGACTTTGCAATCTCATCAATCTTTTCCTCAAAGTAGAAGTGGGCGACTTCCCAAATCTGAAGTCCTTTCTTTTCTTCTTCCGGAGAATCATGAACCCAAACAAGGTAAGCTGTCCTACGTTTCGGACTGATTCTTTTCCAATCTTCAGTTGGGAGTCTATTCTGTGCGATATGTTCACAGATCGGATCGGTTTCTTTGAAATTCCTATTGGTACAGGGGTACGGAATATTCATTGGACCAACTCCGACATGAACCCACAGGTCAACTACATAGGCCAATTCCCCTTCTTTGACTTTGGGATGCTGAGAACCAGCGAAGAAAGGAATGATATCGATAAGGTGTTCACCTGGCTTACAACGCCAGAACTCAATACCTTTGGGAATTTTTTCATCATCGAAGATTGTAGGAAACTTAGTTCCAGAATCTTTGGAATCAACTTGTTCCTGATGTCTTTTCATCAAATCCTGTTTCTGGTTTCTGAATCTATCCTTGAAACTGGTTCCGGTTTTTGGTGCTGTTTTTGTAGGTTTCATATTATTTCTTCTCCTTTTTAATTGCTATTTCTTCTTTTGTTTTGTTGGTTTTTCCACATACGGTACATCTAATTTCCATTACTTTTCCTGTTTGGTTATGTATCCTGTTATTTCGTCCATAGGTCGAGTCTTGGAATTCATGCTTACATTCACATTTTCCTATCATGCAGTTTTCCTTTTCAAAAGTTTCTTATTGGATTCAGTGTTAAGTTTCTTGGTTTCCTTTTCCTGTACGAATTCACTTGCAGGGCTTCCAAGGATTGGCTTGCTGGCAAAATAGCCAGTGGAATACAACTGAGTCAATCCTTCAAGAGCTTTCCTCTTTGCTTCAATTGCCAGACAGTATGCCCTTAACTCCTTGGCACGTTTGTCAGCTTTGTTGAATTTGAATGTTTCCTCAATTACAGAAGGATGGATAGTGATAGCGGCTGTAATGGTAGCCTCAGTCACCTTCTGGATTCCATACTCACCAGGATTCTCCCTCATCCTTGCATCCAGCGTAGCCCTCAATTGCTCAAGCTCAATCTTGGATTGTCGGGATGTCATTTCATTTTCGACAAGTTCAGTGTTCCATTTTAACATGATAGCCGGTAAATCCAGCCATCCTTCGTCCAGTTTATACATATCCAGTTCTAAATCTTTCTTAATTTCTTCATTGCTCATGATTGTTACTCCTTTTATTTAGTTTTCAAAGGCATTATACAACGGTTTTTTCTTATTTCAAACAATTATTTTCAACAAGATGAAAAAACTGACAGGGTTAATCCGAGCTTTCCAGATGTATAGTAATTCTCTGTGAAATTGCCAGCTACAGCCGCAATACATGCCGTATCTTCATTGTGAGGCTTGTTAAGCAACACCGTGTTGAAGTACCCCATGATCACACGCCTATTCGCTTCCGGTTCGCCTGTGATCGTTTTAAGTATCTCAGAACACTTTTTCCATTTATCGGCTGAACTCATATTGATATTGACCAGTAACCGGCAAAGCTCGATCACTTGTGTTTCATTCACAAAGATACTTTCAATCAAATCCATTGCTTTTGAATCATTAACTCCTATAATCATATCCAGGAGTTTAAGTGCTTGACCTGCTGATCCTTCACTTACTTCAATGATCTTGTTTGTAGCTTGATCCGAAATAGTTGCTTTTTCTCTTTTCAGGACAAAGGCAATGAGTTTGGACATTTCAGCATGAAGGAGTGGTTTAACTTCTCCTTGGAAACATCTTCTCTTGATTGTTACTTTCAAAGCATCTGGTTCAGTTGTTGTGAGAACAATGAATACATCCTTTGGAGGATGTTCTATGAAATCCAGTAATGCTTCGGCTGCCGGTCCTGTAATTCCATGACATTCTTCCAGGATATAGATTCTTCTATTGCCACCAAATAAGGGTGGTTTTTTGGCTTCCTGAATAATCTCACGAATAGTTGCAATTCCATTAGTGGAAGCCGCATTGTAGATATGCGTATTGATAGGATCAATACACAATTCATTTGCTATGACTCTGCCAAAAGTGGTTTTACCCCCTCCGGACAATCCTGTAAAAAGAAAGGATGTAGGCTTATCTTCCTTACTCAATGCTGAAGTTAAGGATTCTTTCAATGCGGAATTACCGAAGATTCCTTTGATTGACTTAGGCCGATATCTTACTTGCAATGCGCTCATGTTTTATTTTCCTTAATTCCATTTTTAGAAGTTTTTTAGCCCTACGCCTGATCATGTCTTTTCGGAGTAGTGAAATAGGATTCTTTTCTTTCATCAGTTTAATGATATCCTTTTTCAATTCCTCAACTCGATCATACTGCATGTCGATTTCAGAATAAGGAGTTTGAGTTGAAGATTCTTCCTGATTCTCATTAGGAGTTGAAGTATCTATTTCTTTTTGTGTATTTAACAATTGCTTTTCCTTTCAGGACGTTTGTTTTTCATTTCATGCAGGATTTTCTTTTCAACCCATGTCCGGCAATGATCATAGGCAAGATCACATGCTTCATCCAATTCTTCCTGAGTTTTAGCAGTTACTTCCAATGACTTTGCAATCCTGAGAGATTCAAAGTTTCCCATATTCGCTGTTCTTCCATATTCAACGATTGATTTCATTTTTCCTCCAATTCAAGTTTGGATATTGTATCAATTTTATCATTAAGATATTTAATTCGACCTTCTAAATTATGAATATCACTAAGAATCAATTCAACAGCTTTGGTCTTGGCTTCCTCAATTGTTTCCCCGAGTATTTCATCTTTACTCATTTTAGAAAATTTTCGTCCTGATTTATCAACATAATAATATTCTGTAACTTTTTTTATTTCAATTTCCTTAATCACCAAATCCCATATTTTAATCATATAAAATTTTTTATCCATGTTAGCTCCTATATTGCTTCTATTTGACGTATCCTGGCTTCCATCGCCAATCTTTTTCTTTCCAGATCATCCCTCAATTTTTTAATCAATTTTTCTTTAACTTCTTCTCTGGTAAATCCTATAAATTGAGATAAGCTATTCTTAGCAATGGAAAGTCCGGTAGAAAGTTTATAATGTTCAGTAGTTTCTTTGACTATTGTCACAGAATTGATTGATGAGTTCCAGACTGATAATAAAAATGCTGGTCTTACTTCCTTATTGGCTTCCTTTTTAGCAGTCATATCCGATCCAGTATTTTAGAAATTTTAGAATTATGGCAATGTGGGGAAAAGTAAATTACTTCCTTTTTTGCATTATCACGTCCTTTTGTATTAATTGCCTGGTTAGCCCATGCACAATTTCCTTTCCAGTTAAATTCTATCCAATCAGAAGGAAATTCGTATTCATTGGTATATCCACAGAATGCTATCCTGAAGTTCTTTACGTTTCCATTTTTGATACACCAGTCAAATACTTTCTTGGATACATCCAGATCATCCTTGATGTAGAGATTATTCTCACGTCCTGCTTTATCGGAGTAAGGAGGATCTAAGAAGATACCAATAGGCTCACTCTTTGTTGTAATAAAATCAGCAACCACCCTCTCCCAATCTCCACAACAAACAATGGTTTTCCTAAGTCGATTGGAAAGATACTGAAAGTATTCTTTGACATTAGTATCATTCCGATGAATTCCTGATTTATTGAATGTAGGACGTTTATACAGAGTTTTGTTGGAACACCAATTATCTCCTAACCATTGAGAAACTCCCCATACCCAATATCCTGCAATCTTTGGATCGTAGAAATCCATATCCGATCTCAGTTTGTTTTCTAATTCAGACAACTGTGCAATGAGATAATCCTGTGTAGCATGGAGTTCAATTTCATTCATTGGAGCATCAGCATACTTTGCAGTCTTATTAGGAGCATGTTTCACTGATCTCCAAAAGTTTGTAATCATGCAGTACATATCATTGACTATCTCATTGTTTGGAACATAAGGAGCATTTAAAAGAACTGCTCCTGATCCAAAGAAAGGTTCAAGATACCAATTAACCTTTCCGAATCTTTTCCATACTTCCTGAGAAACTTTTGATTTCCCACCAAAGTAACTATAAGGAGCTTTCATTTCAAATCTCCTTTGTCATACCATGATCCGTTTAATGGAGTGACAGCAAATTCCATTTCGAATGGGACATTAATCCAATCAAATGTTTTTCTCATTTGAACTCGTACAATTTGATTGGTAGTCGCAACTATCTCAGGTATTTCTTCAGGAATAGCATCAAGTATTCCTTCATCATGAATCTGCCCATTGATCCAGGATTTCCATTTTTTTTGTTTCGCAACTTTATTCAATTCCAGTAAAGTCCAAAGAAGGAGATGGAATGCAGTTCCTTGAATTGGAAAGTTACTGACCTGTTTCCGGTTCATGATTCCACGGTAAGGAAATCCCATCAGGCTATAGATCACACCATTCTTCTGATACTCAGCATTGATATCCTTCTTCCACTGATCATAGACTTTGAATCTTTCCTTCCAAAAGATATTCTCGACACTCTTACAATGTTCAAGGAACTCAGCATTGGTCTTAATGCCTTTGGATTTCAAATGTTCTTTTAAAGGCATTTCTGTCTTTGTAGCAAGGTTCAAAGTATGGATACAGGTTTCCCATAGGGTGTTGCCGCAGTCCACATAATATGACCCGTAAAACTGAGCAAACGTCCATTGGTTTTTAGCGTAGAACCGAATATCTTTGGTGACTTCATCTTGTGGAAGCATCCAGATATCGGCTGCTGTATCTCTATGCATGTCAGTAGTAGGATCGGTTACATATTTGATCATGTTAGGGTCTTTGTGATAGCAGACTGATGTCCTTACTTCCATACCAGAACCATCGAAGAAAAGTAACTGTCGTCCT